TGGTATCCGGTTTCGATGAACTGCAGAAATATTTTGACAAGACGCTGACACAGCAGACAATAGAAGAATTTCGCAGGCAGGCGGGTATTCTTGGCAATTCCGTGCAGGAAAATGGAAAAATGGCGCGGGCAATTGTCGATGCGTCATTCCATAACGCCACTTATTCCGATCGAATCTGGATGTATCAGGATATGCTGAAAGCAGAGCTGGACAAGCTGCTGAAAACAGGGCTAATCCAGGGCAAGAACCCGCGGGAGCTTGCGGTGCACCTGCAGAAACGCTTCGGTGCAAGCCGGGAGGATGCAGAGCGGCTCATGGTCACGGAGCTTGCCAGAGTCCAGACAGAAGCGCAGAAGCAGTCCTATATTCGAAATGGATTCGAAGAATATACATACGTTGCCTGCGGGAATGCAGATGTCTGCGAGCGGTGCCAGGCGTTGGATGGTAAGCATTTCAAAGTGCAGGATATGATGCCGGGGACGAACGCGCCGCCGATGCATCCGCGGTGTCACTGCTCCACGGCAGCCTATGAAGACAGTGCAGAATATGAGAAATGGTTGGACTTTCTGGAACAGGGTGGTACCATAGAAGAACGGGAAGCATCGAAAAACAGAAAGGCAAGATATAAAGACAACGAAGGAATATTCCAAACATTGGATGGCAGATCAAAGGGGCGAGACGTTATCAAACCTCGAAATATCATGAAAGAAATGAAAAAGTCCAGCATCGGAACGGAAATGTTGGAATATCTTCAGGAAAATGATATTCAAATAAAGGTATGGTACGG